ATCCCGACGAATGGCGGTCGATGTGCTTGCTCGAGTAAACGTGACGCCATCGATCCCCATAAAGTCCAAGTTGTCCAATAGCGGCGCATAGAAAGTTATTTTTTTGCGCAGCGTACTACTCAACTTCAGAATGTTTGCTATGGTCCAAAACTGGAGCATCAGACAATGTCCGCATCCGTAATCTTTTGCAGTTGAAAATCATTGGACTGCGTATAGCCGCTCATGTTGCCGCTGTAATCAATCGACCGCACTGTCGCATAAAGATTTTTGCCGTAGGGTGGCGGATTGTTGCTCAAGTCAAATACCATGCGGACGTTTGACGTTTGCCCTACTAGCGCGGCGCTCGTTCCCGCCCTCGCTTGCGCATAGCCGATCAGGTTTCCACGATAGGTATTGCCTTGAGCATCGGTGAGAAAATCAAAACTCACGATGACGGCCTCTATCGCCGCAAGATCCAAAGACGTTGGCAACTTGAAGGTCGCCTGAATCGTAACGGTTTTTAAAACGCCCCAGGCTTCCACCCCGCTCCCATGCCCTGTTGGGTCGCTTGGTGGATCCGGCGGCGTGGTATCGCCAAAGAAGGTTATGGGACCACGGATCAGTGGAGCGAAATTGTTGTAAACGCCGGTCGAATTGTATGGTGTGAATTTGTGATACCACGTCCCGCCCTGATCGCCGCCGTCCTTTTCCCAGTGCATTCCGACCGGCCGCGCCAATTCTACCCAATTTATACGATCATCAGATTGCTCGACTTTGAATCCGTATGTCTCACTGAAACTTGTCCAGCGAATACGATAGGTCGTGCCAGTGGTCGGCAGTCCGGTGAACTCCTCGCACGCTGCCGATCGGCTAAGCGCGTCGTAATATAGGATTTTTCTTTCCTGATCGTGAAACGCGCCATCGGCGATCAGCAGATAAGCGCCTCGATAATAATTGGTCTGTTCCGCCTGTCGCGGTTCATTGATATCCAAAACGATGACGGTTGTATTGACATCGGTTATGCCGGCACCGAGCGGCCCTGCGGTGTGCGCGTTGGCCGACATATAACCGCCGTGAACGGCGAGGCCGCGGGTAATATCAAATAAAATGACCGCGCCCCAACTGCCATCACGTCTCTGCACTACCTGACATTGCACCGAGGCTTCGCGTATCGGGATCGGCGGCACGAGGCTCAAAGGAAACCGTTTGCGGTCGAGGCCCGCCGGCAAGGCGTCCGGATTATAGACCTCCTCGATATACTCAGTGCGGAGTTGCGTGATATGACCCTGATCGTCGATTTGGAAATCACGCGCACGCGTCTTGATGTGGTCGATTAGCTCTACGCCGATAGCGAAGACCGCGCCTTCTTCCGGCAGATTGTTTAATACCGTAGCGAGTCCGACCTGACTCCACCGCCCCGCGCCGGTGGAGAGTAAACGCGTCTCGCACAAGCTCATTCCCTTATGTTGGATAATGGCGAGATAATTTTTGCCCACGTCCAAGTCGATTGCATAAGGCAGATTGAGCGTCCCTAATGTGCAGCCCGCAGGCAGCACTCCCGCATAGGCGCCGATGTCGCCAATGGTGCGCTCCGATAGCCAATCGATATCGAACGGCTCGCCGGTCAATTGGCTCGACGGCGAAACGAAACTGAAGCGGCGCCGCTCAAGGTCTTGGCGTTTCATCTGGATCATGTTCTCGCGCAACACTTCGCTCTCGCGGGTAAGCGTCTCGTAGGCAACGACCTTTTGATTGATCGAAGTCCTTGACGCGACGGAGTCTATCGGCTGCGAAAGCTCGCTGGTGTAGTCGCTGGCGGCGTCCCTGAATTGTCCGACGATTTGGTTATATGGATCATCGGGCGGGCTGATCTCCATCGAGATCGAGCCTTCGATAATATTGCCTGGCTCGGCGAGCAGCATGTTGGGCGTGCCCGGCTTATCGATCACGTATTTCCATTTGAGTCCCGATGGAAACACCGCGGCGCGCCCCTCGCTGGCGACTCGCTTAACCCAGTCCCAATCCCATCGCCGCTCAGTTATGCCGACGTCGCAGACATCGCGCTGTTCCGTGCCACCGCCCTGCGCCGGGACTGATTCGTCATAATAAGCGAGTGAATCGAAGTGCCATTGCGCGTCGTCGATCTCGGCCTCGCTGAATTCGTAGCCCATGCCGCAAACAGGGTGCGTCATGAGGTCGCGCACGATCAGGGTGCGCGCGCGGGTATAGCCCAGCGTCCCTACCACAGGGTCTTTGCATTTCTTTCCCTTGACGAATGCGCTCACTTCGAGCGCCTGCAAATTCCTGACTTGATTGCCCTGAAGTCCGGTAATACCGAGCAACACGTAGCCGGGATAATTCGTGGAGGCATAGGAGATTTCTTCGACGTTAAAAAGAATGACAGTCGTGGCGTGCGCGTCGGTGGGGTTGCCGACATGGGCGCTATTGATCGTGATCTTTAAATCCCATTGCCCATTAGGGGCGAGCTCGTCGTGCCAGATCGAGCCCTCGAATTGCCCGAACTGGATATAATGTTGAAAGGCCGCCGCGGGAGAGCTGCCGTGATAGGGATCGGCGGCAACGTCAGGCCGGTCGGCCCAATATTTTGTTGCCGCTTCCAAAGAGACCATCGAAGTCTGCACGTAGATATCGCGGAAAAACGCGCTGCGTATCGCGTCCTCGATATGCCAAAATAGTCCGCTCGGCGAAGGCACGACGACATAATCCGGATAGCCGACCCTTCTCAAATCAATCCGCAGCTCGACCACATCGCTCGTGAACATGCCCGTAGGCGGTGAGCGCCAAAGGCCGGCGGGAAACTGCAAGATCAATTTAACGACGTTGACGTTATTGCCATGCGTGATGTAGGGGATCGTCGTGCCTACTTCGGTATTGTCATCGTAAGGCAACGTCCTGCCATCAACGAATAAATTCCGGGTCTGATTAAATTCGGGAATAACCGTCTGAGTGAGACTGCCGAGCCGGGTGTTGATGACGACGCCCTGATATTGATTGGCGGGCACCCGATCTATCAGCACATCATAAATCGCTTCGTACTCATCACCGCCGCTATCGCCGAGGCAATAAAGCACGTCGGCGATCATCGTGGTGTAATCGGCCGATAGGTGCGCGCCCGATGCGATCACATGGCCCCAGACCCGCTGCTCGCCGTACCAGACCGGAATCGGCACGCCCTGGCCTGTGGTATTTTGATACCCGGTGATGCCGAACGCCTGGCCGCTGCTGCCGTCGAGCTTGGGCGCTTTAGGATTGGGACTAAGCGAGCGAATTATTGCGCTGATCGCCATGCTGACAGCCATGCTGACAACGATGCTCGTGATAGTAGACGCAACAATGACCGATGTCGCTGCTGTTGTTGTGGCGAAAGCCGTAGCGAAGAACCCCGCAAATAGAACCGGCGCTTCGGTCTTTAAAACCAGCTTCACGCGCTCACTTTTTTGGGGAATATAATTCCGCCAATCGGCAACGAGCCGCCCATTGATCAGGCAAGCCTCGACTCCTATCGCGTATTGTTGGAGCAGATGCGCGAGATTGGCCCCGTTCGCGTCGACGGCGGCGCTATCTTCATAAAGGCCCGACCCCTCGTGCATGGCGACAGTTAAGAACATAAATCCTTGTGACGATAAAATCCTTTGAGCGATGAGTCCCAGCCCGGCCGGCTGATATCGATCTTGGCAACGCCGTTGGTATTGGTTATGCATTGAATACATCGCCGATAGTCGAGCATCACACCGACATGAAAGCCGCCAAAAAACTCCGCGCCATGAAAGACTGCGATGTCACCGAAGCGCGGCTCCTCCACCTTGACGAAATTGCGCGCCTCTTTCATCGTTTCTTTGGTCGTTTTAATCCCAAGCTCAGAAAAAAACTTCATGGCGAACTTCAAACACCCCTCGTCCTCGTAGGGCATCCCGAGCCAGCCGCCGAGCGCCACCGGCTTGTTACAAAGGTCTTCGATCCGTTTTCTGGTTTCTTCCTCGATCATTTCATTTCAGTTTGGCTTCTAATTCTTTTATTTTTTCCTGTGCTTCTTTAAGCTGATAACGGAGAGTCGATTTTCTTTGATTGGCGCGAGTCCATTTCGCCTTTGCACAAATCTTACATACCCTCCACCCATATTTCGTGTGTACGTTGTCTGCTGTTAAGGGGTGCCCTTTGTAGCAATGAGTTTTGAGTACATTCTTAGCTGTGATCGAATGACTGCGAATTAGATTTCCCCATCGGCTAGTCGCAACGATATGAGCAGGATTGACGCAGCGTCTATGCGGACAAGTGCGGCCACCTGGACAACTCTCTATCAAATGACACTGATGATCAGATTCTTGCCCCGCAGTTAGAGGTCCATTTCGTTTTTCATATATCCATCGATGCGCCGGAACCGATTTGCCTTTCATCCCATTCGGAATAGAGAATTGACCGTAGCCATCTTTATTTCGCTTGCCGGTCCACTCCCAACATCCATTCTCTAAAACTTTCACGAACCGCATGAAGCGGATTTCTGCATCTTCGCGAGGTCGACCAGTTCGCATAAATAATCCCTCCAAATAGAATTTGGTGAGATTATTATCTGATATTTGATTACGGATCAACATAAAACGAAATAACAAATTTTCTCAATTATTACGATATCCTAGGCACCTCAGGACTTAGCCCTGGAAATTCTGCTTGCGTATAAATTTTCCTCGGCAACACGCCCCGGCCAAGCCAGCGCCCGACAGTGAACACCACCATCGACTGATCCGCTTTGATCGCGAGAACTTTCGCTATGCGCTCCCAATGTCCCGTTATTTGATTGAGTAGATTTTCATGGAGCAAACGCAAAGTTATCGTACTGCCCGTCACATCGATCTGCTTGACGTACTTTCCAGCGAGACCCGCCAAGTTGGAGACAGATATCGTTGCCGCTTCGATCGACATGCCTTGGCTTGTTTTCATGTTATCCCACATCATCATGATCGGCTGAAACGTGCGACCGTTCCATGTAATCGGCTCGGGATTATGTGCCCAATAAGAGATCACCGGCCCTGTCGCGTCTTCGACGAGCTCGACCGTCTTGATAAATCTCCCGCCTTCGTAGTGGGCGGTCAATTTCCTCAAGTATGCATCGTCGAGTATTAGCATTCATCAAACCGCCACTTCCTCTAGAGTAAGCTTGAGCCGGTGAATATTCTCGGCTGTTATCTGAGAGCGAAAGCTGCGCGACATCTGCGTCTTTTCCTCGGTCCGCAGCACGCATTTGATCCGTCTTCTGTATTTCGCCGTGATGGGATAATTGGGATTGATAACGCCGGTGAACCGGATCGCATCGCAGGTAATCCCGTCGCCGCCAAGCGGACTCCACGGTTGATAAAATGAGCCGTTGACGTAAACCAACAGGGACGAAACAAACACGTACCGGTGCGGCAGATCGTAGTCGGTCGTATTGGCGATACCGATGGCGACCAATACCGGCGCGACCACTTCGCCGAATCCTGCGCCGTCGAACCAAAAAGGCGTGTCGCCCTGAACATTCTCCAACAGTCCGAGTACCGGCCCGAGCAACTCCTGGCGACCCGGCACGACTAGCTCCCAACTACTCAAAGGACGTTTCTGCAGGCGTCGAAACATCATCGTGCCGTTGCCGACCGGATCTTTCATGGTAGGCATGGAGATCGTCTGCGGTAAGACGTGCTCAGGAGCGGCGCAAATCGTAAATGCCATCGGATTTTTATCCCAACAATTCCAAATTAATCTGTGCACCGATAACCATACCCGACCAATGACTTGCTGACGCGTGCTGCTCGATTCGATCCGCCAATACCAGCGCCCGCACTTCCCGGCTACGCGGACAGTAGGGCGAGTCCCATTTATTATCGAGTCCTATATTGCGGGCCACATTGGTAGAATCCGCCGAGCTAAGAGGCAAGTAAGAAAAGATCGTCGGGTTGAGCATTCGTAGGCCGTGGAGTTTTACCCGTGGGCGGCCTTGATCATCGCAGATAACTTTCATCACCTCGGCCATTCTTGCCCACCATTCTACCGATCCTACTTCGGCAAATTGCGCAGTAGAACCGAGACAGATTCGCGGAAACCGGCTCAACGCTTCAAGCCGCGCTAGTCTCTCGTGCATGTGCCAAACCGGAGCGCCTTGTGAATACGTGAATCTACCAAACCACTCATCTATCAGCCGATCATTTTCGGCCTCTGTGCCGTCGATCACGTCAGGAATGATTGCGAAGTCAAAGCTGGGATGTTTGCTCCAATGATCTAAAAACTCGTAATATTTATTCCAATCCGGTGCCTCGCCACCCTGCCAAAAACTATATGCTCCATTATCTATCGCAAAAGATTGAGACACCTCCGCAGCTAGTTCGATCTGATAGGTTCTCGCAAAAGACACCATCGCGTGACGAGTTTTCCACAATGCGATTGCCGCCGTGTTCGGTGAGACCGGCCCTCCGTGATAGTGAATCATTTGCCCCTCAACCGTAGCCGCTGCTCGATCGCGCTCATAATCATTCCGTCATTGGTGATATTCCCTGCCGTCACCCGCACGACCTGATCCGGTGACATATTCGGCTGTCTCGGCGTGATATCCCCGTTGATCTCCACGTTGACGACATGGCCGCCGCCCGGCACTTTGCCGGTTTTATTCATCTGGCCGAGCGTATCCGCGCCGATGTTATCGACCGCCCTCTTTTGGAGAACAAATTCCCCTCCGTGGCCAATGAAAAGCCCGCCGCTGGCGAAGCTGGGAATCATGCCGCCGGTAGCGAAGCCTAAATTGACTTCGTTGCCGAGTCCTAGGCTAGATCCGCCGGCCGCGCCGCTGATGCCACCAAAGATGCTGCTGAGCCCCGAGCCGAGCCATGATGATACTTGCTTGCCGAGGTCTTTCGCCCAATCTTTCAATTGAGTGTTTGCGGCATCGTCCAATGCGCCGACCAGGCCGGAGATAAATCCCGCGGCGATGGCCTTTAACGGTTCAAGGATTGTCTTGTCGAAGATCGCGCCTTGCAATTCTATAAGCATATTGCGCACTAGATTTTTCATGCCCTCGCCAAGTGTTTGCTGACCGGTCTCGATCCCGGACAACGTGTTGCGCATCCCTGATGTAAGCGAGTCGGCAAGGTCTTGCCCCAATTTATCGGCTCGATCTTTTGCTTCTTGTTCCGCGTCGACGCCCTCGCCCGTAAATCCCACTCGTGCGCGGACTTGTTCCAATGCCTTATTGATCAATAACCGGCGCGTGACGGTTTCGATTTCATCTGGTAAAGCGCCTGCGGCCGTAGCGGCCGCTTGAGCATCGACGATCAGCTTGACGTATTTCTTGCTAATCTCATCCAATTGCGCGGCAAGATCATCCATGCCGAGCGAAGCCGGATCAAATTTAATTTCTGCCCATTTCTCCTCGGCTGTGGTGATCGCGTCAATATCTTTCACCCATGCTTTAGAAACCGCCTGAATCTCCTCGATCCAGCGCTTCTGCTCGGCGATCTTTTTGGTATTCTCTAAAATCTTTGCATTCCATTGATCGATCTTTGCGAGCAATTCTGGCGGGATTGTTTTAGCTAGGGAGTCGCGAAGCGTCTTGTTAATGAATGCCGTTTTTTCCTGCTCAAGTTCAAATTTTTTGATCTCCTCGGTCGTCTGATTGATTTGCATCTGAGAGAGTTGAAGCGCAAGATTTTCTTTTTGCAGACGATCAATAAAATTCTCGGTGTCCTCCTTAACCTTCTTGATGGCATCAGCCATTTTTTTGATTGCTTCAGTATCGACTGGCGGGACGAATGGCGTTTCTACTTTGGATCTTTCGGCGGTCCCGGCAGCGCCGCCGAGTATGGCGCCAACGGCGGAGTCCTTATTGAACATTTGTTGAAATAGGAACTTGACGTTGCTTAAATCTCTGATGAGAGTCGCTAAACCCTCGGCGGCGAGTAACTTAATTTTATTGTTAAGCCGCGTTATCGAGTCGCCGAACTCATCGAGCCGGTTGATATCATCATCGCTGAGTCCGCCTTTTCTAAGCTCCGCTAAGTGGCCCGCCATCTCATTGATCGCCGGCCCGAGCTCGCGGAAATTCTTGCCGAGCAATTGCGCCCCGAGCGCAGCTCGATTGATCGGATTATCTATTTTGCCTAGCGCATCGGTGACGAGCGTTAGAAATGTCTCGGTATCCGCCTTGCGCAATTCGTCGAGATTTAAACCGAGCGCCTTTACTGCTTGCGCTGCTGGGTCGCTTTCATTCTTGATGCCGCCGAGATTTTTTTGAAGTGTGAATATGCCCTTGGCGAAGGCGTCGAGTGACGTGCCGTTTTCTTCAAGAGTCGATTTGAGCCCGCTCAGCGTTTGCCCTGACAGGCCGGTCTGTTGAGTTAAATCTTTTAATTGCCCGCCGAGTTCCACGACCTGTTTGCCGTAGTTAATGATGGCTGCGGCGCTGAAGGATGCGCCGAGAATCCTTGCAAAACTGCTAGCGGAAGATTGGATGTTGGAGAAGGACGTTTGGAAGGTCCTCTCCATTTCTTTAACGTCGATGCGCAGCCCGCTTAGATCGGCGCGCATCTCGACGAGGAGCTGACCGACTGTGCCCTTACCGGCCATCGCTCACCTTGTTAAAGAAACGGTCGAGGAACATTTCCGACTCTTCTTCGCTCAAATATTTATTGCCCGGTGGAAACGGCAGCAGATCGACAAACTCCACCGCATGGCCGCCCGATCCCTTAAACATATTGGCGACCACCGCGGTCAAAAGCGCGACGGGACGCGCTTGGCGGTTCTCTCTTTCAATCCACTGCTCGGATAATAAACGGAGTTCGAAGGGCGTGAGCGCCCAGAATTCTTGAGAGGAAAGGCCGAGGTCTATTCGGGCGAAGGACCAGAGATCGCTGTCCCATTGAGTTTCATCAAATTTTTTTTTTCCTCAATGG